GGACAAATTACTGGCCAATTCTGGGTAATGTTCTGCGACCCATTTGTGCCGCGCCTCGCATCCGGCTTTGAGGCACGCGAGCACTTCGCTTGCATCGTTGGCGTTTACGGCACCTAAAGTTCCCGGCCCAATGGTGCCGTCAGGTGTGACGCCCACGCAATTTTGCAGGATCTTGTTGACGGTCGGTCCTCCCAAATTCACGGCCTCATTGAACACTTTCGATGCCAGTTCTGCGTTATCGATCCTGTCGTAGTGGTAATACTCCCAGAATCCCATCCGGTAGAACTCTGTCGCTTGCTCCTTGGTCAAATTGGCGATGTCGCTATCCCGCCAATGCGGGAAAAATTGTTGGGCCGTCTTCAATGTGACGCCCCATTTAGAAGGCCCACGCCCGTGGTCGTCTGGGATGAGCTTGCCGCCTTCATCTTTCAATACTTCAGCTACCGCGTCGTCGAATGTTGCCATTTATTTACTCCTTCAATTCAGGTCTTCGGTATCGATTCAGGCCCCCGGTCTAGATGCCGGTCTCCGGTTCCGGTACATAGGGCTGGCCGCCAAAGTGGATGACGTTATTGAATTTGCCGGTGCAGGTCGCTACCGTCTTGTCACACCCGGCCACGGCGCTAAATGTGTCGCCAGCAGCCGGTGCCGATGGGAAGCCTGGGCTGACCTGTATGTTTCCGGTCGTGTATAAATTAATCCTTCTGGAGAGGCCGTTGTTGGCCCCGCTCGTAAATGTGATGACGCCTTTAGTGAAATAGCCGTCGCTCGACATTCCTGGCGGCTGGATTCCCTGGAAGATCCCAGCGGCATTCTCGGCCCAAGGTGAACCGATGGCGATTGGAGTGCTATTTTGCTTCATTTCGCCGCCGAAGCCGTTGCCGACATACACATTCCAGCCGGTCGCGCCCGTAGCTGTTGCTGGCGATGTGACTGTGATTATTCCGTTCTTAGGGGTTGTAACGAAGGTTGCCGGTGACGCTGCCGTTTCCCCTAAACCGGTCACATAAGTGATTCTTACATAGTAAGAGGCCGGTGGCAAGTTGACTCCACCCGGCGTTGAAGTTGTAACCGTTGGCGCAGCCGGTGGCGCTATTGCCCCGGCCTGCGTCAAATTGTTTGGGATGTTAATGGCAGTAGCGCCCGCCGAGACCGTGCCAGCGAAAGTGAATGAAGCTTTGACCGCCAGACACCCGGTATCATAGAGTGTGTGGCGGCAACCGGCCTGATACAGATTGGCTGGAAACGGCACGTTCAACAGTTCTTTCTTGTCCTTCACCGTGAACACTGCATGAATCCGGTCCAATTCGCGGATCTCCGACACCGTACCCACGAACCAGATGATGGTGCCCATGGACGTGTCGCCGAAGCTGGCCATAAATAACCGCTCGACTTTGATTTGAGCCGCGTCGAATGCTCCATGCGCTATCGCCTGCAAAATTGGTGTGGTGCCGATTTGGTGCGTCGGGTCCGCGATGACAGTGACTTCAATGGATGAGACTTCGAGCCCCGCCGTCTGTTTGACCCGGCTGCGCTCGACGAATGGGCCAAGAGCCGTAAACAGATTGCCCCCCACGGTCAAATTCGTCTGATATGAGGCCCATCGGAGCACGATGCCGGTGGCTAAAGTGATCGTGTATAGATCGACTATGCCAAATATCTCGCCGCCGACTGCGTTGACGGACAGATTTGTAAGATAAGTCTGAAGGGCCGTGGACGCGGCTTTCATGAACGCACCCGCTTTAGCGTGACCTTTTTGACTTCGAATAGATTCTGCACAAAGTTCTCGAAATCGTAGAAATCTTCCGCAAACCGGCACCGCCAGAAATAGCTAATGTCCGCTGCGATGGTCACCCCGCTAGCCGGTGCTGTATTGAAATGTAAATTACCAGTGGCGCTGATGGTGTAGCTGGACGGTGCTTGCAAAACGGCGTTGATGTAGACGTTGTTGACCGGCGAGCCCAGCGTTGCGGTCACGCCGTTTATATCAAAGACCGGCTGTGTGTAGCCGCCCAAGGTCCTTTGCAATTGAAAGTCCTGCGTTGACGCATTGCCGGTGCCGATAGATTGACCGGTCACTCTATTGTCAGTGACGTCATAAAACAGGAACGAATCGAACGAGCCGTTGCGCTGGAGATAGAAGCCGAAGAGATTCTGGTAATCGCCAGCCGTCATATCTAACACCGAATACGTGATGTCAAAATCATAGTACGCGTATGGGTAGTTTGCGATACGAACTTCGAGCCCGGTGGCCGCTGCCTGGACGATAGTGTTGAATCTTGGCCGCTTGACAACTGGCCACGTTTCACCGATCAATTGCGGATAGATGGCGTTGCTCATGGCTTTAACTCCTCATAAAGACCAATAGCGCCAAGATGAAAAGAGCCATGAGGACTGCGGCTATCAGTATAAGTTTATCGGGTGGTTTCATATTTATGCAAGCGCAAAGCTGCCGTCGCGAAGCATTTCTCGCATGATCTTGTTCAATTCATTTTTGTTTCGCCGTATGGAATCCGGCGTCTCGTTGGCTCCCGCATGATAGTGGACCGTAGTCGCTCCGCTTGTCATGTTCTGAATTTTATCAGACAGCATCGGACTGAGCACCATTTCACCGCCTTGCAACGCCGCCGTCATGTCATAGGGCACGATACCGCCATTGTGAAAGACGCCTTCCGGCGCGAATGCGATGATCGCGGAATATGCCTCCACGGCGGCTGCCGGTGCCAGTTCCGGCCCCACAATTGGAATCGCTGCTGTAGATGCGTAGGCGTGTGCGGCACCGACTGCTGCTGTGCCAGTTATTTCCGCAACGTTTTGCGCAGCGCTGGCTGCAGCGCTTTCCTCCGCATTGATGATGTGCAGCGCCGTCAGCAATTTGTTCAGACCCAACTCGGCCGCCTCGCGGCTTATAATTGAAACTAAATGTTGAGCCACGACTCTGGCCAACATGGAAATCCAATCCGACAGAATTTGCACGCCCATATTCTGGAACGCGCCGACGAGCGTCGTCTGGCCTTTAATCAGCTGCGTCACTGAACTTTGAAAAGCGGTCCCGATTCCGTTGAAGAGCTGATCATAAACGGCCTTGACCGCCAATGCGTGCCGTCTGGTACTGGCCTCCATCGAAGCTTGATTGGCGTCGGTCACTCTCTGCATTTCAGCTTGTGCCCGCGCTATTTCGCGAGGGTCGCCGCCCGTGGTCGCCATGGACAAACGGCGTGCGGCTGACGCTGCAGCTAATTCGCGTTCTTTGGCTTCGATGGCGTCTAATTGTTCGAGTTGCTCCCTAGTGGAAATAAGACCCAGGTCGCGTTGAAGGTTGATACGGTCAGTCTCCAGTTTGAGCATTCGTTCCTGATGGGCGATGTTTTGCGTTTCCTTTTCCTCATCGACCCGCCGCTGTTCGTCCGCTTCCTTCTTTTTGGCTGCCGCATATTCCTCGTTGAATTTGGTTATGATGTCTATTTCTTTTTTGTAATCGTTGAGATGCCGGATGTACCGCTCATCTTCGATCGATTTCAATTCAGCTTCCGTTTTGCGCTCCGCCGCAAGTCTGGCTTCCTGGGCTTTGTTATTGTTAGCCTGCGCCTCCGCCGCGTATTTATCCATGATGGCCTGCCGCTCGGCCTCGGCAGCTTCCACCTTCTCCGGATGGGTTGGATCTTCCTTTGCCAGCGCTATTTTCTGGGCAATGATGCCGAGAGCGATGTCGCGTTCCTTAGCTGCGGCCTCGGTCAACAGTGCAAACTTAAGGGTCTCGCCCAATTGCAGGATTTTGGCCGACGATTCGATTTGCTCCTTTTCCATCGCCGCCATCCGGCTGGCGTGTGCCAATTGCGCCGTGATTTCGGCTTCCTGCAGAGCTTTGGTGTTCTCAAATAATCCTTCGACGCCGCCGCCCGCCCCTTTCGGCCCTTCAGCTACTGAGGCAAACATACTGCGCACTTTGGTTTCGGTGCTGCCCAAGATGTTCTGGACGTCCTGCAACGCCAAGCGCCAATTGTTGGCCATGCGTTCGCCGCCAGCGCTTAATTCATCCACGGCTGCGCGGAAGTTGCCGCTGGACGCTTCCAACAGAGCCTTGCCGGTGCTGGCAATGGCAGTTACTATGGTGTTCAGCGAGTAATAGATGGTTTTGCCGATGATTTCAAAAGCGGCC